GCCGTTGCTACTCTGTATAGTCTTGTCTATGTCGGCTGCTTTCGTTTCCTGATACCAGAATAAGAACATACAATGTTCGGCTTGCAACTCTGTATACCCTGTATTAGTCCACGGATACCAGAAGACACGATGAAGACAACCGCATGTAACGACATGGACTCGCAAGCGCAGTTAGTAACATTGCCGAAATAATAACAGTCCTGTGTTTGAATCACAGAATCTTTTTGTTGTTGGCTATTATCGGTATCTTGTTATAGTATCCGCTATCATGCAGATGATTAACGTTATTCCGCAACCGTCACTTTTTGACCTGAAAAAAACCGTTGTGATATTGCACAATCCTGTATATTCAGAATTTTTTATGCATAAAAAGATACCCTTATAAATGTATCCTGAATACTCTAATCTTTGAATACAGAGCATTTTGAAAGATGCCGTTGTGCAAAATGTATAGTCAACTATTCGCTAAATATCTCTTTCACGAAGTTATACTTTGTTTTTTCTGTGCATTTCATAGTGTTTGTACAACACAAAATCACTATGTAGATTATCACAATATCGTTTATTTGTTGGTATATCGTGCGGAATATCGCAAGCCAAACGAGAAAACAAGCCGTTGTTTCCGCATGTTGTGCGCTTTATAGGTCTATCACAGATACTTGTCTATCTGGTTTCCAGTTGCCGACACAACGAAGAATCATAGCTTGCATGATGGAATCATCCGCATTACTGACAGTTTAGCGGATACTCAATCATTTAACCGTTGCATGTTCCGCATTATCGGAGATAGCAAGCGGACTGCATAACCAGATGTAGAACAGATATAGAAGGATTGTTTTGTGTTTTGGCAATGTCAGGGGATTATATACCGTTTCCATGTCCTGTAATGCCGTTATAGTCGCAGGATCAAAATAAAATCTGTGACTATATAGCCGTTTTTATTTCCCTGTTCGGCTGCATGACTCACATGATACCGCTATCAGTCCGCTATAAAATGGGGAATCACTGCGCATAATTCCAGATAGCAACGCAATAAAACGGGAATATTCCGCACCATGTCCGCATTTTCTACGATATAAAACAGGATCTTTCCGCACTAATTCCCCTGAATAGTACGGTATCCGCACTAAACAAAGTGATAAAATCGCAGATTTCCGCAAAAATTCCCCCGAAAAGCATGATAAAATCAACGTTTTATCTGGTATGCATAATATACATTGATATGCAAGATATTGTGTATTTTATGCAATCTTTCAATCATGGGGGTATATCCCCCGACAGGTCAATTTTAGTTAGAATTGCCAAACCATCAAGAACCCTGTGCAGGTTGCACAATATCGGAATCAGGGACGATTAACGAAAAAACCGCACAATCTACACAAAAAGCCGCTAAAAAGTATGGTCATTCTGCACAAATGAGAGGGTATGTTTTTGTGCATATTGCACAATGAGTTGTTCAAATTTTTGTGGATTTGTTTAAACAACTTTTTAATCCCCCATCTAACCCCCTCAAACTGTAAACATTTCATATCCATACAACAACATATTGTATCTTATATTCAAGAAATAGCTATATATTGTATATTTTCGTGCGAAGCACGTAGCGACTCAAAAATTTTTTTCGAAAGTTTTGCAGTTTTGCACTCCCCCGAAAAACGGATTTTTACTATTCAACATCGCAGAACAACAACGTTGCTAATCTGCATATTAGCAGAAGTGCAGATTAACAACTCTGATAGAAGATAAACGAGAACCGCACATAATAGCGCAGTCCCCGTTTTTGCTTTGGCAATTATCCGTTTACCTGTTCGGTTTCCTCTTCTTCTGATTCCGCTTGTTCCTCTTTAAGTCGCTGAATCTCTTGCGCAGAATCCGTTGTATAAGGGGATTGCTCCATAACTGTCTTCTTGGAGATTGCCCCCATCTGGTACTGAATCTGCATGTTTTCCATGTTGTTCTTTGTATCAACAGGTTTGTTAATGTTGAAGACCACGTTCAATGATTCAAAATCATCATCTGAAATAGGATCACTAAGCAAGCGCATATACTGCCATCTTTGCTTGAACCCATCAATCAGAGCATTCATATTTTGTTTTCCTCTGTTCTCCGTCAACTGATAAATGATATTCGTTGTAGACTCGGACACATTTGCGATGTTCGATTGGCCAATGGCACCAGCCGGAATACACGCCACCATGTTAAATTGCTGATAGAGATTATCCAACTCGTGCTTTATCACGTTGTAGTCCATTTCGGCATTGACCCACTCGGCTTTTTGACCATCGTCCAGATGAAGAACGGAACCTGCAATATTACTATCTTGCATTTCCTTTTCTCCGACCTTCTGACCCTGAATAGATAGAATCGGATTAAGAGACAACGTTGTAACTGCGTCATCCTCTTTCGAAAGCAAGTGTTCAATCTTGTCCATAATGGGGATTAAGTCCAGAACAAGCGAGTCCCCGAACTGGTCATAAATTGCACGTTCCATACCAACATAATGAATCGGTAAACCTGTTGCATTTGGCTTGCTATCAACAAGACGATAGTTTGTGTATGTATCAATGTGGTCAGGGAAATATATTGTATAATGTTTGTCCCCTCTTCTATCTTTCCAGTATTCTACAAAATAAGCATATTCGCCGTATTCGTTGTAAATCGGGTAACTATCCCCATTTCTGAATACCTTTGATTTGATACTGTTGCTTTTGGCATCGAAATATACATACTCGAAAGCGTCCCCGAACTCCATCAAGTCATAAAGGATCTTCCAATCAACCTTTGAATAAATACCCTTGCGATAGATGTTATTAAATTGTTCAACCGCTTTTTCTGTGCCAGTGATTGACACAGGATTTCCCACAAGATACGCTACATGGAAATTCAGAACCGTTTTAAGTCCTTGAAGGATAATAGCAGCCGGAGTAAATTTGCCGTTCTTGAACGTGTATGTGTGCTTTAGACGTTCTAACACGCTATGTCTACGATGAAGATGATTAATAATCGTCTTCACGTTCCGTTGCCGAAAACTGTGTTCAGGTTGCGAAATCTCATTAATAAACCATGCAAGCGAAGGTTCGTTAGTTTCCTGATTAGTATACAAATTATACATTCGTTAAATTCCTCATATATATGTATTTAAACAATAAAAAAAAAGACGCATTACCATTGATAATAATACTGTCCTGATTTAAGACCTTGTATAGCCATCGCATAGGACATAATAGTGTCGTCATGTCCAGAAGCCGCATTGAAAGACCCGTCTTTCATCTGGTATAGCTTCATTTCCTCTAAAAGATCCTTCGAGTTAATACAACATTGTTTTGTCTCAAACCACTCTTGAAAGTCGCTTATCATCAACGGTTTTGATTTTCCAGAAGTTTCCCAACCTGGCTTTCGTCTACTTTTACCACGCTGGTCATATTCCTTGTATTTAAAAACGTTGTGATAATGTTTATCATGTACAATCTTATCTAAAACGGTATGACCTGCACTTGCACGCTCTATTATCAAAAGTCCTTGATTGTACCATTGAGCCATAGCAAGCACAATGTCGGCGAACTCATACGGCTTTACCTTGTTTGAACGCCACTCGGCACACTGGAACCCCTCGGAGTCCATGACACAAATAACGGAATAGTCCGAACTTCCCCCTAATCCCTCGGCAGTGTCTACACCAATGAAATACTTTTGTTTCTTGACTGGCAATTTCCAAACTGTCAAATATTGTCTTGTCTTTGAAATTGGCTTTAATACATCTGTCGGAATTGTCTTTTTCTTCGTTAAGTACAGATTCCCTAAACGTTCGTGTATTAGCGGAGCGGAAAACACATTATTGCCAGTTGAAACAAATGCTTCTGTCGGATTGCTTGGGAACTCTTGGCAAAATTGCTCTTCTGAACTATTGGAGATTTTCAACCTTCTCCACATTAATTGGTCAAGTGTTGCACCATCTCGCAAAAGTCCAATTTCCTTTTCGGTTAGTTCTTCTTCTGTCAATGGCTTGTCATTATGAATAGCTTTGTATTGTTCCGCATATAGTTTTTGTTCCGTTGCGTGCATGATATGGTCTTTTTGCCACGGAAAGAAAAACGGTTTCCACAACGGAGACTCGCCAGAAGTCGCCTTATTCCAGTAATCGGAAAAAGCATTAAGACCATTCGCAGTTGATTCCAATACAATTTTCGCATCAGGGGCAAGGGCTTGTTCAATCGCTAAAAACTGGTTTTCAAAATTTTCATTCATAAATGCGACTTCTGATAAATGCGCAAATTGTAGCGTTGAACCTCGTGCAACATCCTTTGAACCGCACGTACAACAAATAATCTGTGAACCATTCGTAAAGGACAACTCTGTGCGGTTATTACTGGTAGTTTTCAACTTAACGCAAGAGTGCATGTTGTTGTATTGTGCTTTCAATTTCTTGAAAATGTCTCGCACTCCATCCATTGAATGAGCCATTAACAAACATGTACTATTGGCTTTTGTGTGAGTAATATACAAAGCATAACCAAACATAACAGAAGACAACCCTAACTGTCTTGCTTTCAGGACTATGTTAAACTTTCCCATGTTCCTTAACAGATACTTTTGTTGTGGGTTCAACTTAAAAGGTACGACTTTACCTGTTTTGTCTGGAATCTGCACAAACGTTTCAATCCACAATACAGGATCATTCATTATGCGTTGTAGTTTTTCCTTTAATACCATTGTCGCCCCTTAAATTTTCATATCGTAATCATCACTTTCATCGTCTGAATCTGGTATTTCAACCCCTCGAAGGATTGACTCAAGTTCGGAAACTTGCGCATCCTTGAAAAACTCATCTTGCAACTTTAAAAACTCTTTCAAAGCGTTAGAATCCTTCTTTGCTGCTTCAAACCATGTATTGTATAGTTCAATCATCCTTGCGTTTTTCTGCTTCTTCAAAAGCCATTTGATAGTATTCTGCACTTTGTCAATGTATAGGAACTTTTCACAATCACGTTCCGTTAGCTTTTTATTGGATATGCATTTGTAATAGTCGCTGAACGCTTGAAATGTTTTGCATTGTTCGGGCAACAGGTCAGGAGCATATTTCCACGCAATCCAGAACGCCATATAATCATTACCTACCATGTCACGGAGTGCAGGAATAATAGAACGTTCGTCTTTTGTTCCTCTTAAACTCATATGTTTAAATCTCCTATATATTTACAATTTCATTTGTTTTGTTTAAATCAAAATAGGGGCAAGCCGTGAGACTCGCCCCTGATTCGAATTGCAAGAAAATTTCTTGCTCCCGTGTCAAGCCCTCGTTAAAAGAGAACATACATCACAGGTTTTACGGATTATAAAAAAGAACAAATTTGAAAAAACATTTTCCCCAATTCCACGCTAATTTAATCGGGGTTTTGCACTTCTTCGACCATGAAGCACAAAAATCGACCTTCTACCAAAGTAGAAAGCCGATTTTCATGTTTTATAGTTCGTTATAGCGTGGTTCTCCTTTTAACTAATCAATGGTGTCAAAATGGTGTCGTTTTTTAGAATTATCTTCGTTTTCTCTTGTTTTTTCTGGTTTTTTGCAGTTCGTTAAATATTGCCGTGGCATATAAACAGTATTCTTATCATGGTTCAAATAACCTCAAATATCCCAAAAAAGCCAGTATTTACAAGGGTTTTAGCGATTATTCATATATTGCAATAGTTTCAGTTTCTTAGCATTTTGACGCTTTTCGGGGTTATTTAATCCCCTCAATGGTGTCGGAAATGGTGTCGTAAATCGAGTCATTTTTTAAATTTGACACCATTGCTGTTTTAGTGTCAAAACAGTGTCAAATTGATAGGTTGATAACGAAAACAACAAGGTTTTAAGCGGAATTTTCAAAAACGGCAAATGTTGCGTAGCATCTGCCACACACAATTATTTGATGATTTGGCACAAATAATTGACACTGTTCAAAGTGTCGAATGGTGTCAAAATTCAGAATCTTGAATGTCGCCTAAACGCTTCAATTCGTCAACTGCATCGTCAAATCTGGTATGTGTGTATGTTCCCAATGTTATATCTGTTTCTGAATGTCCCATCAAATAAGCAAGGTGTACAGGATTCATACCCGATTTTGCTTTACGGCTACAATAAGTATGTCGTGCAACATGTGGAGTTATCAGCGGTAATTCATCTTTGTAAATCTTATTGAACTTTTCTCTTGCTCGTTTAAAATAATGCTCCCAATGCAACGCAAGCGTGGGACAATTATTTTTGTCAAGAAATAAGAAGTTGCCAACATCATCAACAACGGGATTAGCACTAATCTGTTTTCGCTTTTCCACGATTGCAACAAACGCATCATATACGCCGTTCTCCATCGGTATTATTCTTGAACCTGCTTTAGTCTTTGCCGAACTCTCGATATAAACCGTTGTTCCAACTCGTTGCAACTGTTTGTTAATGTTAATTGTCCGCTTCTCCATGTCCAAATCGTCAAGAGTCAGACCGCAAAACTCCGAAATCCGCATTCCAGTATTAAAGAGAATATAGAAGCCCTCATAATACCTTGAAAAGTGTTTGTCGTTCTTTACGAAGTCCAGAAAACGCCGTTCATCATTACTGCATATCGAATCACGCCGAACCGAATCATTCACTAATACTTCATGTATTTCAAAGTCGTCAAAAGGGTTCTTGTTAATCCATCCGCTTTGAACCGCTTTTCTGAATGCAGGTCTTAACACTCCACGAATACTTTGTATAGAAGAATACTTTTTAATTCCGTTTGCTTGAAGATTGTGCAGCCAATCCATAGCTTGTACAGTAGTTACATTTTTGATTTTTTTCTTTCCGAACTCTTGTGTTTTTAGGAAGTTCAAAACGGTTTTGTAATTGTTTCGAGTTGTGTTCTTGACGTTCTCTTTAGCAGAAACGTATTTAACGCATAACTCGTAAACCGTCATATTTCCTTCTTCGTGGTCAAGTTGCTTTTCTTTTTCTTTCTCATACTTTGCGATTTTCTCACGAAGAGAAAGCCCTTTTTTCTTTCCCGTTGGCGTTGGGTCTGTCGGGTTTAGTCGCCACGAACGAAAGTTTTTTCGTTTTCCATCGACATAGTAACTAAACCTGTATTCACCTGTTAATGGATCTTGTGTTTCTCCGTTGTTTAAAAGTCTTCCTCGTTTGTCTTTTCTTTTCTGGCTCATTACTCCTTTCCTCTTTTGAGCCACACTATAACATCTGTCATTATAGCATGGCATAGCTTTTTTACTCAAATAGAAGGTGTTTCGTCTATAAACTGCTCGAACTTAATTCGCTTAATCATCAATCTTTCACCATTGTAAAAAAGCCATTCTGCCCCCTGATTATTGCTAATAAGATTTCTAAGTTTCTTGTCTCCGATGTTAAAATATTCGGACGCTTCACTAACGGAAAGCAGAAACTTTTGCCAGATAGGAACGCTTTTGTTCTTCTTATCATTCAACATGACATTATCCCCCTAAAACGTAACAATGCCGTGACACTGACACAACGAAGTGTCAAGCAATCACGGCATATTCTTCATGTTTCATATTCTTCTTTTTCTGATTAATGAAAACCGATTTTCAGGTCTACAAAATCGACCATTTCAGATAAAAGGTCATTTTGTTCGGCTATATCCATCAATGTAGACCATTGCTCAACTTTTGACTTGCCCCTGTAAAAAGCATCTTTGCAATATTCGTCCGCAATTCTTCGTGCTTTCTCACCGACAGAAAGAATAACGGTTTCTCCGTCTTCATCCACTTTTTCCATAATGGCAAAAACCGCAACACAACCTGCATATTCCCCATCGTCAAAAGCAATAATCGGGAAAGCCCCCGAAAGATCCTCGTCTACTCCCTTAATATATGTATAGATGCTATCCGCAAAGAATTGATTGTAACGAAAATCATCAAGCGGATATATTTCAATTATATCTTGCGAGAACAGTTCGCCTTTAATACTGTGCCTGTTCCCAATCTTTACAACCTCATATTCTCTCATATTGTTATTTCCTCATATATTTATAATCATCAGAAAAGTACATCTGTCATTTTCAAGTTTCTCCATCAAAACGGCATAGACCGCAAATTAACACGTTTCTTCTGGAATACAAAAACTAATACATTTTCATACAATCCGCCCCATACAATAATCTTGTATCCTCGTTGCTTGTATGAGTAAGCCATCTTTATATCAAACGTAACTGTATAGTGCTTGTTTTTAATCAAAGTCCGTGAAACGTATTCTTTCGTAAATTTGCAACGTTCGCTAATCTCTTTAATGGTCAAGTCGTGACCATAGATATAATTCTCGTTCATTCCTCTTTCCCTTCAAAATCAGCGATATAGTAACCGTTATAAGTTTCGGCTGCCGTAAATAGTTTTCTTTCTCCGATGGGAGTTGCTAACAACTCTTCCTTCGTTATCTTTCTGCAATGCGTGTGCATTACCTGTATTAGTTGTTCGTTTGGCAATATGTCCGCATAGGTAAATAGTTTATTATCTTGCGACATATATATCTTTTCCGTTAATTGATATTTTGCAATCAGGTCTATAAAGAACTGCATGTCATGTGCTTCTAATACTGGTAACAACTCTTTTTCAATGCCTAATTCCTTTAACCATTCAACATTGATATTTCTGTATTTTCCGTTGTCCTTATAGTAGCCAATATAGAAACCATCAATAGCACAAATAAATTGCTTTTCCAGTTCCGACAGTTCGCCACCATAAAGCGAATACAAAAGCATTAGAGTCGAACCGCAATACTTTTTGTTATAATATTTTGTGCTTGCTCTATCCGTTATCAAATTCGGGTTTATGCTCATATGGTTAGTAACTAATGACCTGTGATTGTCGAAGACCATGACACCATCACGAACCACGGCACAATCCACGAAAACAGGATCTTTTCCCGAATCTATGTATTCAGGAAACAAATAAAGACCTTTGCCAAAGCGGTAAAAGCC